TCCAGCAGGAACATCTACAAATGTAGAAGCAGAGTATCAATCACCAGATTTTGATTATGGAGATTTAGGTACATTAAAAACTTTAGATTATGCAAAGATTGCCTTTACTCCAGAAGGCGATGCACAGCCAACACTTAGAATTAGATTTGACTATGACAGTTTAAATACTCCACAACCTGCTGATATAGTACTAGATTCTATACCAGAACCAGCTATTTTTGGTGTTGCTTCTTTTAATTCACAAAAGTTTGGAGCATCTGAGCAACCTTTAGTAAGACAACCTTTAACAGGTAGTGGACACAGTAATTTTTTTAAAATTTTTAGTGCAGATACAAATGCACCATATGCAATTAACGGACTATATATAACGTATAGACCTTCAGGAAGACAATAGGAGATATAAAAAATGGCAGGATATACTAGACAAAGTTCATTTAGTGATGGCGATACCATTACTGCTGCACTTTTTAATAATGAATATAATCAATTAGTAAATGCTTTTAATGTAAGTTCAGGACATACCCATGATGGTAGTACAACTGGTGATGGTGGTCCTATATCTACATTATTTAGTAATACTTTAACTTTTGGTACAAATGCTGAAAGTGATATTGCTATTACCTTTAATGCTACATCTAATGATGGAGTATTGACATGGAAAGAAGATGAAGATTACTTTGAGTTTTCTGATGACTTACTAATTGCAACAACAGAAAAAATACAATTTAGAGATACAGCTATATACATCAATTCTAGTACTGATGGACAATTAGACTTAGTAGCTGATACAGAAATACAAATAGCAGCAACAACTGTAGATATAAATGGTAATGCTGATATATCTGGTAACTTAGGTATAGGTGGTAATTTAACAGTTACAGGTACTACTACATTTAATGGTGGTACAATTACTATGGGTGATGCAGCTACTGACAACGTAGTCTTTGGAGCTGACGTAGATTCAAACATTATTCCAGATGATGATAATACTTATGACTTAGGTAGTTCTTCACAGGAATGGAAAGACTTATATGTTGATGGTATTGCATACTTAGATGATATTAACTTTAATGGTACTGAAATTACAGCAACTGCTGCTGAACTAAATATCTTAGATGGAGTAACATCCACAGCAGCCGAACTAAACATACTTGACGGAGTTACCTCAACTGCTGCAGAACTTAACATACTTGATGGAGTAACATCAACAGCAGCAGAACTAAATATTTTAGACGGTGTAACAAGCACAACAGCAGAACTAAACATCTTAGACGGTGTTACAGCTAGTGCAACCGATATTAATTTAATAGATGGTATAACAAACGGAACAGTAATAGCAAGTAAAGCTATTATAACAGACTCAAACAAAGACATTACGGGTGGTAGAAATATTACTATTAGTGGTCAACTTGCAGCAGCTACATTAGATATTAGTGGTGATGTAGATATTGATGGTACACTAGAAGCTGATGCAATTACAGTAAATGGTACAACTCTAGCAGAAACAATTAGTGATACTGTAGGAGCTATGGTAGACTCTAATACAGAAACAGGAGTTACAGTTACTTATGATGATAGTGATAATACATTAGATTTTGTTATCGGTACACTTAACCAAGATACAACAGGAAATGCAGCA